CCCCCGAAGGGGGCATGAAGGGGGCACGAGAGGTAGCCGGAGGGGAGGTAGCCCGCGAGGTAATTTTACCGCCGGCGGCCCGGCCCTGTCAACCCCCGAAGGGGGTCCGAGCGTGGCCCCGAAGGGGGTCCCCCCGGCGGTCTCCCCGGCGATAGCCCCCCGGCTGCTAAAATACTCTCATGGATCCACGTAGCAAAATTGACCCCAGGGCGCAGGCCCGCGTGGATGCTTTGACCAGCGCCGCCCGAGCCCGCGATGGACAAATGGAAGGTTACGCCGACATGCTCGGTCCTTTTGGGGGTCCCGAGGCCGGTTTGCTAAACAGCATGGCCTTCCCGGTATACAAAGCCTCCACCGCGCTCGCCAAGGCATCCGGCCCCGGAAAACTACTGCCGCTTTTTGACGAAGCCAAAAGCATGTCAGCCTCGGCTCGAAAATCCCTCATATCCGAAATGAAGGACTTCATGGGGGCGTGGTACCCGGGCAAGCTCGACAAGCCCGAGTGGCTGCGTAACTGGGCCGAAAGTCTAGGCAAAGGCGGCGGGTCAAACGCCGAAATCCTCGGCACCATCCCGCAAGAGCTCACCCAATCCCTCTACCAATCCCTGAAGCACCAAGGCTACGGCGGCGTAAAAAGTGCGGCCAAAGGGTCGCGGGACTGGGAGGATATCCTAAAGTTTGAGCAAGGTAACCCGAGCTACCTTCCAAAAGCACCATACCCTTCGCAGACTCGTATAAAAAAATGAGTACTTTTTATATAAACCGGGTGCCCACGAAGGGGGCACAGGGTAGCGAGATACGCTCGAAGAATGCAAGGCTGACTTGCATGAGGGGACCCGGCTGCGCCGGGCTACAGGAATAACTATGGCAGAACTTACTCCAAAACAAAAACGTGACCAGCAAAGAGACATAACCCGTAGCGAGAAAAAGTACGAAATTGCTGGTACCATGTCAACTCTGTTTAATAAACGAATTGCATATGATCGCCTGTATAAAACGCCGATAACAGAAGGTGACACTGGCGGCGCTCGGGGAGTTACCACGAGGGTGAGCTCGGCCTCTCCGACTCACAGCAAAATTACCCTACCGCTGGATCGTAAATTGCGATCGTTCAGCCCCAGTGACGAAAATACGCCGGGTGGCAGGACCATGGAAGAGATGATGGACTCTCACAAGTCCACCATGAACCACGAAATGATTCATGTGCTCCAAAACATGGTACCCGACCAGAATTATAAGTCCCTCAGTAAACTGAGAGATAACAACTCTGCTGGGAAGAGACTCATGAGGAAATTCCAGCCTACCGGGTACGACGGCGACGAATTCGAAGCGTATTTGCTTTCGGATACCGCAAAAGATAATCCGCAGCTCAATGAGGCGCTGGGTCTTGGCACTGCCAACCGGCATCTAACCAATACGATGGAAAGGATGCTGGAGTATTTTAGACCTTCCCCTCGAAGAGAGCTTGAAGAGGCCCGAAATGAATTGTTGAATACCTACCAGCCGGGCCATCGCAAAATCATAGAAAATATGAACAACCCCCGCCGGCTACAGGAATAATCATGCCCGAGCCTACACCAAAACAAAAACGCGACCGCCAGAAACGAATTAACAAGGAGCTCGAACCCTACGAGATGTTGGGTAACATGCACTTCGCGATGGACAGGCCCGTGGCTTATGATCGACGGTTTAAAACGCCGATATTCGAAAAAACCCTGCCCTCCAACATCGGCGCGACTACCACCCGAGTGACCGACACCTTTTCCCCCTCCAACAGCGCTATCACCATACCCAAGGGCTCGCGGTCGTTTAGTCACGAAAAGGCCAAGGCGCAGGGCAAGACCATGGACGACATGGTGGACGAATTCGGGGGCACTATGAAGCATGAGCTGATGCACGTACTCCAAAACATGGAACCCCACCTGATTGGCCCTACAATGGGTAAGCTCTGGAGTAATAGGTCTGAGGGTCGTAAAGCCCACAAGGCTTTCCCCGACGGGTACAACGCTCGTGAATTCGAAGCCTACATGCTATCCGACACTGGAAAGGGAAACGAGGACATCCGCAAATCGCTCAAACTTGGCCAACCTAACCGACCTCTGAACGGTATCATGGATAAGATAATGGAGCTTATGCAACCTTCCCCTCAAAGAGAAGCCGAAAGCGCCCGGGAAGAATTGATGAATACCTACCAACCGGGGCGTCGAAGAGTAATCAACGATATCATGGGAGACCGGCGTCCCCCGGAATAATACCAATGCCAGACCCCCGACTCTTAGAAAACTACCTCGCTAGGGCCGCTGAGGAAAACCGATCGGCCCCCCGGAACCTCCAGGGCAACCGGATAGCCTCACAGGGCACTACAGACGCCAGAATGGCCAAGCTGCGTGGCGAGGTCGAGTCTGGAGGGGACGGCCTCATGGCCGGCTGGGGGGACGTCGCTACCATGGTCAGCGGGGCCAGAGACCCCCTCATGGAGGCCCTAGGCCAACTGACCCCCACGGGCAGCGGGGCCGAGTATCTCCCGGCGATGATCCCGACCGGGAAAAACCTCGGGAAATTCACGGCCAAAATGAAAGACGCTCGAAAGACCATCGACCCTAGGCTAAGCGGAGACCTAGCCGACGCGATGGCCTATATGGCGGCGAGGTACCCTAACCGTAACAAGGCGGCTAAGATCGTGGGGCTCCGTAAGGATTTGAATCACAATAAAAGCACCTATGGCAGTTTCTACCCCAAAGCCAATGCAATAGTTGTAGGAGACGGTCCAAGACTTCCCAAACTTGTTGAAACCCTCGCGCATGAAACCCAACATGCGGTGGATCACAAACGGCTCGGTCGTAACAATCTGAAAGAGGACTCTTTTACAAACTACCAAACTATAAACGACTTCCAGGATATGGGCTACAACCCTGAACAAGCCTTCGATAAATACGCCAATCAGCCGATTGAGCGCCGGGCCTTCAAAGCCGGCAAAACCGGTGCCGACGGCTTAGAGGAGTTCCGTAATCTCCAGGACTACATGATCTCCGAGGGAGGCTTCAACCCCCAAGACGCCTACGACTTCTCTAGGAAGAGAAAGCCCAAATTCTACGGTACTGAAAAACCCAGATCTTCTTCTTCTTCTTCTTCTCCTGCTTCTCCTTCTCCTTCGTCTTCTTCTTCTAGCGAAAACTCCTCGGTGCTTGACGAAATCCTCAAGTTCGTGATGGGAATTGACCAAGCTGTCCCGCCACTCAGGGACTCCCTTCCCGTAAAACGAGGTGTAGCGCAGCAGAACCTTCGAGAGGCCATCACCTCCGAAGCCCTGGACACCCTGCCGGCTATCTCCCCCAAGCTAACCCGCAAAGTCCCTTCCGACGCCTTCTCGGAGCTCTCATGGAAAATGGACCGGCCCAAACACCCCCGGATCGCGCAGCAAGAAGCTCTCGACGCGGCGCTCAACCTCTTCAGAACCGGGAAGTAATCGCGGCCCGTCGCCCGCCGGCCACCAACCGGCAAATGTGACTCCGCGTCACCCCCAGAGCTTTCGCCAACTGGTTCTGGTTCAAAACGCCCGTGTCCCACATGAGGCACACCCACTTTACATCCGCCTCGCTCAATTTGTACTTCGGCATGCTTTTATTATAGTCAACATCCGCCTACCCCGGCCTACTCTACCCTTAGGAGACCTCATGTCCACTTACAACATCACCCTCGCCAATGACGGATCGGGCAACATTACGCCCACGGTTCGCCGGATTGGTACTCCCGCCTCGGGCGGAACCTTGCTTACCATCCCCGCCGGCGAGCTCTTCCCGGGCACCACCACTTTGCTGCTCGGCTTGGCCGGGGGCGCGGCTCTTCGCGCTGCTCTCAACAGCTACGCAACCAATCCGACGGGCGCGTACCATATTACCCTGACCGACGATGGCACCGGGGTCTTCACCCCCTTGGTCCGACTCGGCGGCACCGCGGCCTCTGGCGGGACCGTGCTCACTCAGCCGGCGGGCGAACTCTTCCCCGGCAGCACCACCTTGCTGATGGGCTTGGCCGGCGGCTCCGCACTTCGCGCCGCGCTAAACGACCGATCGGCAGGCAATTAATCCCCCGAGGAACACATGGCGATTATCCCTTCCGGCGGGACCATCCGTAATGACTTGTATTCCATCAGTACGACGGCCCAAATCCTCAACAACATCAACACCACTTTGGTAGCGGCGGGGTGGACTTCGGTTCCCGTCGCCGCCCGGAATACCATTATCTTCTCCGGTCAACCGAGCAACAACCAAAACGTCACCCTAGGACTGGTCACCTACACCTTCCTTACGGTGATGCCTAACCTGTTGCCCGGGCAGGTGCTGATCGGAGCAACCGCGCAAGACACGTATCAAAACCTGTATTACGCCATGCAGCTCGGCCTGGGCTCGGGTACCTTGTATTCTTCCTCGACTCCCTTGAATGCTGACCTCACGCCGGTCCTAACCACCGGTCGCTTCCTGATCCTCTACAACACGCCGGGTCCCGTCGGCAACACTTTCTACGTTTTCACCGGAACGCTCGCCAATGCCGTCTTCTACAACGGATGCAACAGCCCAAACGGGTTTCCACTCATCGGCGGGGGCTATAACTGGACCTCGACGGGGAACAACGTAGGAATGAAAGTCCAGGTCTACGGGTACAGTAGCCCCGAAGGTGGAAATCAATGCCGTTTTATCGTGCAAAACGAAACGGGGCAGTCCACCACGGGAGTCTTGACCGTCGGATGCTCGGATTCGGGCAATAATATCTACGGTATGATACTGCGAGTGGCCTCCGTGCCCAATATGAGGGTAATTGCGAACAATAAGCAATTTTTTGCCTTCGAGAATGACTCTTCTACCGGCTTTGGCAGCTTCATAGGCTTCGGCGTACCCTATTTGTTGGACTTTTTGGCTCCAGTGCCCCTCACAGGGGCTTCAAATGCCAACCCCATCCAAATCCAGACTCCAACACCTCACGGGCTCGTAAGTGGGGACAACGTTTGCATCAGCGGAGTGCTGACTAACACCGCCGCGAACGGCCAATTCAACGTAACCGTAATCAGCGCGACCGTCTTCACCATCCCAATCGCAGGCAATGGCATTTATACCTCCGGCGGGCTAGTCGGGAAGATCGGGAGCACCATCAGTGAGGCCTTTTTTGGGATTAACCGGGGGAACGAGCCCTCGTTTATCCGCAACAGCTTGTCCAGCGGGTACGAGGCCGCTTGGGTTCTTAACGGATCTGTCACGCTTGCCAGTGTAAACAACACCAACGTTGGCGGGCTTAGATTCGTAGTGCCCCAGCTCGCGGCGTCAGCCCTAAACGGCAAACGACTACCCTTCTACGACAACACCTCCTTGTTCTCGGAACCTATCATAGGCTGGGGGACAAGTCCGACGGGCACCTTCTTCGTTTTTGGCCAATTGTACGACTCCTTTGTAGAGAACCGGCAAGAACCCATCGGTACGCAAGGAGTTCTAAACGGGCTAAACTACTATTCGCTGACCGTTGACAACGCCGGCGACGCCAACAATGTTCAGGGTACCTTTTGCGTTAGGATTCCTTAATGGCTTTTGGATTCGCAGTAACTTTCGTCCCGTTTAAGTCTTCCGCCCCGACGGGCATTACCCCGTTCGACCCGGCGGCGGCTATCTTCGTAGTTGCTGGTGATGACGCCCGGGGCAAATCATTTATCCTGGGCGGGATCACATTCCAAGAGCGCATTGGAAACTGGCAAGGAGAGGACTGTTTTATCGTTGCAATCCCCAACGTCCCCCCTCCGGTTTACATAGACCCACCCTTTCCGCCGGTCTACCCCTACTTATTCGCAACCGACCCCATCTATGGGAGAGAAAACTTGTCACTCAACTTTCAAATGGTCCGAATGGACGACTATGTATTCGAAGCGACAGTGATCCTTGACTCCCTCCCAGTCAACCTGACCGACTCCACGCTTATCTTCACCGCTAAATGGTCAGTCAAAGACCTTGACTCGGCGGCGGTCTTTCAACTCACCTCCGGCACGCCCCAGCTCACGATCACCAACGCCCTGCTCGGCCAGTACCGGGTAGACATCCCGTCGTCGGCTACCTCACTGGTGCCTCTCAACAAAACCGAACTCGTCTACGATATCCAAATGCTTACCCCCATCGGAAAGCGCAAAACTATCCAACGCGGCATCCTAATAGTGGTGCCTGACGTAACCCTCAACTGATACCATATTCTTAGGAGATCCACATGCCTATCATCGTCGGCTCAGCAATGCGCCAAATCGTTTTCGAAGGAACCGTCTCGCCGGAGGCAGTACTTGCGGCCACCGCGCCTAACTTTTCCTTTACCGTGCCGCAATCGGTCCCTGGCCAAGTCTTTCTCATCCAGCTTCCTGCCTTGGAAGCGGGCTTGATTCCCTCTGGCGTTGGCCAGTGCTCGACCGCAGGCACTGTGCTTTGCCGTGTCGCCAATGTTACCGCGGCCACAATCACCCCGGCGGCGGCCCAAGCGTTCACTTGCGTGGCCGTGTAAGGATCCCCCTATGGCAACCCTATCCAGCAAAAACTTTGACGCGGGGTACCCTAATCAGGTACCTCGGTTCATCGTTGCAGTCCCCACTGTAGCTGCCGATCTTTTTGCCCAAGACGGTCAGCTTTTCCAACTCTCCCTCACAAACGGCACCGGCGGGGCTCTCACCATCACCGTGTTTGACAAAGCTGCAACCCCCCGCGCTGCCCTACGGGTCACCAGCGTCGCCGCAGGGGGCACTGTAGTCTTCTCCTGGCCCGAGGGGCTAACGCTCCAAGGCGGGCTCAACTGGGTCGCCAGTGGCGTCGGTCTGGAAGCGTCCGTCGTCGCATACTTCAAAAACTAACCACCATGTTTATCTCCAGCTACCTCAATGTCCAACTGCTCAACGCTACGCTGAGGAATACCGCGTACACCCCAGTCACCCCGCTGTACGTGGCCCTCTACACGAGCAACCCCGGCCCCACAAACACCGGCGTTGAAGTAACAGGAGGCGCTTACGCTCGACAAACCATCGCCTTTGGAGCCCCGGCGAGCAACATAACCCTAAACACCAACCTCATCACCTTCCCCACCCCTCTTGCCTCCTGGGGGACCGTAGGCTGGGCGGCTATTTTTGACGCCAGCACCGGCGGCAATCTGCTCTACTACTTCCCTCTCACGGTCTCGTTCGTCATCGGTATCGGAGTCATTCTGAACTTCGCCGTGGGCTCGATCTCCGGTAAGTTTGACGTTTAAACAGCATGCCAGAACTCTACACCACCCTAGGCGAATCTACCCTCGCCTCAAGTTATACCGCCGGCGGCACCTCGATTGTCGTCGCCTCGGCGGCCTCGTTTCCCACCGCGGGCACTTTTCGCGTTCGCGTTGACGACGAGATTTTCCGGGTAACCGCAGTCTCTGGCGCGACCTTTACCGTCGTGGGGGCTACAGAAGGCACCACCGCGGCCAATCACAACTCCGCGGCAGACATTACTGAGGTTTTGACCGCCGCGGCCCTTGACGGGATCCGATCGGATATCTCCCAGTCGGGGCTAGTCAGCGCAATCCCCGGCGCTACCAAGGCCGGCAACCTCTACTTCCCCACCGACGGAATTGCAATCTCCCGGGACACCGGTGCCGCTCAGCAACGCTGGGGGCCCATTTTCCCACAAACTACCTCCCTGGCTAGCTCTTTTAGCTGGAGCAACCAAGGCCCTGCAACAGTGTCCGCCTCAAGCGGCAGCGAGTTCCTCTGGTCACCCTCCGGCGGAGTCGAGCTTCGCACGCGCTATGTTGCTGCGCCGGCTACCCCCTACACGCTTACCGCGTGGATAACGCCGATGCTGAATCATGTTGGCAATTCCTGCTTTATCGGCTTCCACAACATCTCCACCGGCGGAACTATCACCTTCGGGTACTCGAATGACAACCCGGTCAAGGTAGCATCAATCAAATTCAGCAGTCCGAATAACTACGCGGGTGAGTACTTCCGAAACCAAGGAATAGTAGGCCTGATTTGTCTGCGTCTTACGGACGATGGGACCCTGAAAAAAGGGCTCATCTCAGTAGACGGCGTAAACTTTGTCGAATTGATGTCAATGACCTCGGCTGACTTTTTCACACCAACGGGGCTCAACTGGGGAGCTTACTCAAACTCCGCCGTAGGATGCGGCGTATTGTTGAATTCGTGGGTAATCACTTAACCCCCCGATGAGCGCTATTTCCCAACTCGGCGGCCTACAGCTAGGCAGCGGCCAGCTCGGCGCAGTTGGCGGGGGCACTAGCGGTACGGGCAATTTCTCCGTTGCTCTCGTATGGACTGCGGTGCCTTCGTATTTGGTACTGGCATCGGCGACCTTCAACGTCCCGATGGTTTGGCTAGCCGACTCCACCATCCCGGTGTTTGCCTTCGGCACCTTCTCAGTCCCCCAGGTCTGGTCCGCCCTTCCAGGAGCTACGGCGCTCGCCGGCGGCATCTTCGTCCCCGCAGTGCTCTTCTGGCTGCCCTTCGTAGGCAACCCAGAAGCCGAAAGCACCTTCCGGGCAACCATGCCGAAAAGCTGGCCGCGGGGCGCTATGCCGGTATCCTTCGTTCGCCGGTTCGAGAAGTTCACCTCCCCCATCCGGCCCAACCTCCAAGAGAGCAACGGGACCGTCCCTTACATTTCAGGCTAAACTAGGAAGGTGCCCCTGCCTTTGATGCCTGATGTTTTGGTGAGATTCCCCGAGCGGCTACGCAGGGAGTTTCGAAAAGCAGTCCTGAAAGCCTTTCCCCTAGAAGAAGTCGCGATTTTGCTTGGCAAGCGCGGCCCAAACGGCGAGTACGACCTCGACCGGCTGTACTTCCCGCCCACGCGGCTTAAAAAATCCACCACCGAGAACATCGTAATCCTCCCCGAGTGGTTTAGCGAAGCCGAGGCTGCCCATCCGGGCTATCAGGTCTTCGGCGACATCCACTCGCACCCGTATATCGGCCTCGACATGCCAATGTTATCCGCGGAGCCCTCTGAAACCGACTGGATATCCGCGGCACACAAACGAAAGCACTACCCCGGCGGCTACCACCTCATGGGCATCATGACATGCCTTGAGATAGGTCAAAAATACGTCACAAAAACCAAATTCTGGCCCATAGGAGCCCCGGTTACCCTCGTCAGATGAGCGAACAACGATTCGATCTTAAAAAGCTACCAGAAGACGTCTACCAAAAGCTGGTGACAACCCGCTGGCGGTGCCGGACTGACTTGAAATTCCTCTGCAACGAAGTCCTGGGCTTCAAAGACGTCAGCGAAGAACTGCACGGGCCGGTCATCGCCAATTTGCAACAATTTCCCCTACCCGACGTAGAGACCCAGCGCAGCTCGGACAGAATTATCGACGGCAAATGGTACTTCACCAGCCCCACCCGCATGCTGGACCTCGAAGGCCGCCGCCGGATGCTGCTTATCGACAGCCGCGGGTTTCTCAAAACAACCATCAACATCATCGCGCACACCATCCAGTGGATCATCAACTACCCCGACATAGCACTGTTAATAGTCCAAAGCAACTCAGCAAAAGCTGAGGCGTTTTTGCGCGAGATCAAACAGCACTTCCAGGGGAACCCCCGCCTCCGGGCCCTCTTCCCCGAGCACTGCCCCATGAAGCGCATCATGGAGTGGGGCACCCAGACCCAGTTCACGTCAGAGGCCCGCAGCATCACGGCCTTACGCCGGGAGCCCACCGTCGTGGCCGGCTCTATCGACAAAGGGATGGCCGGGTACCACTTTGACCTCATCAAGTTCTCCGACATCGTAGACCCCTCCAACATCACCGGCAACGGGCTCCAGCAGGTCAAAGACAGCTTCGGCATGATGCACAATCTGCTGATCTCCCCGCTGTACTGGATCGACGTGGAAGGCACCCGCTACCACATGGACGACCTGTACGGGAAGATCATCGAAGACGAGGACAAAGCGACGGAAGACATGAAGGAGTGGAACATGTTCATCCGGGGGGCGACCTTCCGGGAATGGGGCGGCAAGCCCGAGGAATACACCATGGAGGCCCTGCTGACCCGCCCCGAGGTGATAGACAAGGACGGCTTGCCAAAATCCCGCTGGCCTACCCGCTTCCCCAACAAAGACTTGGCCAGCATGAAACGCAAAAACCGCTTCATGTACATGACCCAGCAGCAGCAGTTGCCCATGCCGACCGACGGCGACGCCTACTTCCCCGTCAACCACGCCTACCCGACCTGGATCTCCCGAAAGGACTTCAAACAGAACATAAGAGTGGCCGCGTATGAAATCACCGTGGACACCGCGGAGACCATTAACAAAAAAGCCGACTACACCGTCATCATAGTCGCCGCATGGTCCGGCAACGGCAAATGCTATATCGACAAAATCATAATGGGGCAGTTCCTTCCCGATCAAACCATTTCAAAAATCCTAAACGAGGCCCTCACTCACTACGGCAAGCTCCGAAGCATTAAAATCGAAGAAACCGGCTACGTCCGGGGTATGAAATCTTCCCTCCAGCGCAAGATGGACATGAACGGCATTACGCTTCCGATCACCTTCGTGAAGCGCGATACCCAAGTCGGCAAGGAAGAGCGCATCGCCCAAACCCTCCAGCCCCCCTACCGGGCCCACGAGCTAATTTTTCTCGACGACCTGGGGCTCACCGTGGACAGCGAGGAATACCTTCTCACCAAAAGCGAGCTGCTCGAAGAACTGAAAAACTTCCCGGCAGCGAAGCATGACGACATCCTTGACGCCATCTCCGACCTCTGGCAAAACAAAGGCTGGCACGGGCGAGAATTTACCCGACGCACGCTCACGCAAGAGTACGACACCAGCATGGCCCGGCTGCTGGGGCTCGACGACGAATACTCGATAGTCAACGCGCCCCGCAAGAGCTTCACGCTATAATACCCATAGGCCCCTTCATGAAAAAGTACAACTTTAAGCCGACCACTCTCCCTGGCATGATCGCCGTTGCCCTGGCTATTATCGCCGAGTACCCCAGCCCCTTCCCCTACGCCGAGAATATCCAACCTCTGGCCGGCCTTCTGGCCGCTATCGCGGCGGCGCTCTTCGCCTACAACGTCTCCGGGGCTCACCCGACGCCCCCCATTGTATCAACCCCTGATCTCGCTGAGGAAGACCCGGCAAACAAACTTCTCCTGGCCATCCCTAAGGCCATCCCCGAGGTCTCGGCAAAACCCAAGGTCCGCGCATAATGCCCAATCAAGAAGCCCCGGTACAACTGAACACCGTAGACCTCGACCAGGGGAAATTTGAGGTCGAGCGGGACAAACTTGAAAAAGACTACGCGCTCACCCTAGTCAACCAAACCTACGCCACTTACGAGAATTTCCGCACCAGAAACCACGACAACCGCTGGTCCGCCAGCGACTCCCTGTACACGGGTTTCGTGGCCTCGCGGGTCTGGGAAGGCTCGAACGTCCCCCGGGCCAACGTGTCCCACAAGCTCGTCTTCGACCACGTAGAAGCGGCCATCCCCTCCATCCACCAAGCCATCTTTGGCCTCGGGGACGAATGGTATTCTGTCATGCCGGAAGGCGAGGCTCGCCCGGAAGACGCCCGGAAGGTAAAAAAGGCCTTAGGGTTTGTCGTTCAAAACGCCCGCGATGACTACGGCGGCACCGCTGAAATGCAGATCGGCCTCGCGGTTAAAGACATCCTGCTGTACGGCAACGGGGGTATCGCCGTCGAATGGAACCAGCTTAAAAAGCGCCCTGAAATCTCCCGCGTGGACCTACGCGACATCTACATCGACCCCTCGCTATCCGACCCCTCCACCGATCGGGCTCGAAGCATCATCCGCAAACGCCTCATGACCGTCGCCGAGCTTATCGAGCTGCGAGACGACTCGCGCATGGAGATCCCTTCGGACTCGATTCTTCAATATCTGGCCAAAACAAACCCGTCGCCCTATGGCGACCAAACAAAAGCCACCCAAGAAGCCTATCGTGGGGTCAACTATCAGCCCGCCAGTGACAACGTACTCCCCAATGCCTCAAACAACTACATCGAAGTCCTGGTGTATTACAGCATGTCCCGGATCATCTGGGTGTTGGGCCGGCAATGGGTCGCCTACAACGGCAAAAACCCCTACAACTTCTTCCCCTTCTGCTTCGCCCCTTGTTTTGTCTTTCCGAACAGATGGTATGCGTTAAGTTTTGCGGACGTCCTAGAAGACAAGCAGAAGTCCATCGAAGGCCTATTCAACGGCCATTTGGATGAAGTCGCGCTGGCGCTAAACCCGCCGCGGTCACAAGCCCAAAACAACAACATGACGCCAAACCGAAGAGCGTGGGCTCCGGGCATGGTGTTCAACTCCGGCAGCAACGATCCCAGCAAGGCCGTCGCCCTACTCCAGCCGTCCCCAGTCACCACCAACGTCATGTCAGACATTTCGTTTTTGGAAATCGGGGCCGAGAAGAGCACGGGGATTAACGCCGTCGGCCAAGGCATCCCGCGGCCCGGCAATGCCAATCGTACCGCGACGGGCATGAATTCTCAACTGCAAGGCAGCGCCTCCCGCTTGTCAACGATTGTTAAAAACATCGAAGACTACCTGATGACGCCCCTGCTGTACAAAATCTACCTGCTTCTCCGGTATCACGTCAACAGCTTTGACAAATTCGCCTCGCAGGACAATAACGGCGTCGTAGAATGGATCGACGGCGGCACCTTTCGGCAGCCGGTCAATTTCAAAATGCTCGCGTCGTCGAAAATGGTGACCCGCGACAAGCTAATGCAGATCTTCCCCTTCCTGACACAATACCTAATGTCGGGACCGTTCATGCAGGGGCTTAACCGCGCCGGACAAACAGTAGACTTCGCCGAGCTATTCAAATTCATGCAGGACGCCTCCGGTGTCGAGCAGCTCTACACGCTAATCCGCCCCCTCAGCCCCGAGGAACAGCAAGCCCTTCAACAGCCCGACCCCCAATCGGTCGCCGCCGACAAAAAAACCCAAATGGACTCGCAAACCAGAATGGGTGTGGCCCAGCTCGGGTCCCAAACGGCCCTCGAAGTCGCCAGGATCAACAACGCGCCGGATCCGCAAGCAGACGAAGGGACCCGGCTCAAACTGCAAATGGAAACCCAGGCCAAACAAGAAGAACTCGCGGCTAAGCGCGAGGAAGCCATGCTAAAAATCCAGCTCAAACAGGAAGAGGGGCGGATAAAGGGCGAAGCCGCCCAGATCAAAATGCAGTCGGACGCCGCGGCCACCCAGTCCAAGCTGGGGCTCGCCCAGGCGGAAGGCCAACTGAAGCTCCAGGCCAAACAGCTCGAAACCGAGTCCAACCTCCAGAACCAACAGCTCACCCAAGCCTTTGCGCGGGAAGCGGAATCCGAAAAACACCAAATGGGGCTCGCCCAGGGCGAAGAAGGGCACCAAGCCAAGCTATCACAAATGAAGCAAATGGCCACTGTCAAGCCCTCCTCGGGCAAAAAGGCAGCGCCGGCCAAGGGCAAAAGCTCTCGGCCTCGGGTGTAACCCATGCCTATCAACCTCGCAGCCTTCCATATCCCCCTACGATCGGCAGTGCCTTTGGCTGCCCTTCCGGGCCAAACAGGGTATACTGAAATCAAGGAAGTTTTCGGGCAAGCTGAACGTTTTCTTGCTAACCAACTTGACATCGACGATACCAAAAATGTCCTAAACCTCTGGCGGGCCGCCCGCCTTGCCCAGCAACTACTAACGTACATTCCAGAGAATGCAAAAATGCTCCTGGAGACAGTACCGGCACATGAATTTGACCTCCCGGAGAACCAATAATGGAACAGACCTTTACCCCCGACCAAATCGCGGCCTTCATGGCTGAAATGACCAACCACTCTGAGGACTCTTCGTCTTCGCAGCCTATCAAAGTTCAGGTCGGCGACCAAACGGTCACCTTCAACAATGAGGCCGAGCTCAGCTCGGGGCTAAACACGGTCTCGGCGAACTACAACGCTGCCAAGGCCGAAGCCCAGCAACTACGGCAGCAAAACGCCGCCCTCATCGCCCAGCATACTCAAGCAGGCCGGGGCTCTCAGGTATCCAGCGACGATGATACCCCTGAGTTCAGCCGGGATGAGTTTGTGGATGAGCTGGGGCGCGACCCCCTGCAAGCAATCAACCGGGCGCTCAACCATCTTGTATTTGACGGCAGGGCCGGCTCGGACGCCGCGGCGCTACTCCGAGAAGGCCTAATCCGAGGCACCTCCGCGGAGCGAAAGCTCGTCGCCACTCAGTACGCCGGCATTCACCCGGAAGTCGTGGGCAACAACCAGTACGCTAACGTCGTCGAACAAACTCGCAAGGAACTAGGTCTCGCCTTCGACCTCAACGGCCTTGAGGCTGCAACCGCGATGGCTGAACGCCGGGGTCAAATCCCCGACTACCGTCAATTCCAGCAATTCCAGCAAGCCCAGCAAGCCCCGCCGCCGGGTATGCGGTCAGGCTCCACCCCTACCTACCAAGATACCCAATTGTCCGAAGACTATCTCGAAAGTCTTTCCGTTGAGCAATTAGAGAATCTCGCAAATCGTATGTCAGCGCCTCCGCGCTAGTCTATGATACAATAACAACAGGTTTAGGGTAACCCCCGACCACAAAAAAGGATTCAAGATATGCCTTATTCCCCAGCAACAAATCTAACTTCTAGTGTAGGGTTGCCCCATGTTCAGACCGTCGTCTACCGCAAAAAGGCGCTCGACCGACTGATGACCAAGTTCCAGTTCCGCCAAGCCACCATGAAAGACACGATCGGCAAGCAGGAAGGCCGGACGGTCCAGTGGTTCCGGTACAATAACCCCTCGGCGGTTACTTCGGTAGCGGCAGAAGGGACTGTCGGCACGGGCACCGCGGTCAGCTCGCGTGTCGTTTCCGCAACTGTCTCCCAGTACACGGCCTTCATGACGATCTCTGACTTCCTGGAAGCCACCGCCATCGACCCCGTGGTCAGCAACACCAGTGACTTGCTGGGCTATCAGGGCGGGCTCTCTGTTGACACCATCACGCGAAACGTGATCGACGCGGCTTCCACGGCGACCAACCAGCCGCTTTTGGCGACCTACCTCCGCGTGGCTGACATCCGCTCCTCGCGCCACGGCCTGCAAGCTCTCAACGTTATGCCGTTCGAGGACAGCAAGTTCCTCGTCCTGGCCCACCCGTATGTCACCTACGACTTGGTGAACGATCCGTCGGCTAACGGCCTCGCGGACATCGTTAAGTACACGGCTCCCCAGAACACCGCACTCGTCCGCTACGAGGACCGTGGGCTCATCGCCGAGGTAGCTGGCTGCCGGGTTATCGAGACCACCAACGTCTTCACGCAGACGACCCCCAACCGGTACCGCGCTTACGTCTTCGGCAAGGACGGCCTCGGCTCCCTTGAGCTGGCGGGCAAGGCTCCGGCCACGGTTACCGACCCGGCCAAGCAGCGGTTCAACATCCGCGTGATTCGCCCCGATCCGTCCATCGCGGACCCTGAGGGCGTGATTGCGGCTGCCGTCTCGTACAACTTCATGTACACCGTCGTATTCCTTGAGGGCCCCGCGGGCATCGGCGGCGTATATCGCTCCCGGACCTTGGATCCCCAATCGACCATCGCCTAATCCCCGGCGCTAACCAACACACGACAAACCCTCCTTAACCGGGGGGTTTTTCGCGTTTAGCCCCCACGAAAGGCCGCTTCGGGCACCGGGCCCCGGGCCCTCGCGGAACCCCTTCGGATATCAGCTACAATATAACCATGGGCCCTACCACTCTGCCACCCCGCGTGTCTGCGTTCTCGCAGACCCAAACCCTCTACTGGTCCACGGGCGAGCTCTTCAACGGCTTCGCGCTCATTGGCCTCGTGACCCCGACAAGCGCCGGCACCCCCTGGGTGCTCGTGGCCCCCAACGGCTCATACCCCGGGGACGCGCTACCGGACTTCATGTACGCCCCGATTGTCAACGGCAAGTGGAACCAGAGCTCGGGCCTCTTCTACAACTCCGACCTCACCCCTCCGAACTCCAGGTATGTCGCGTGGTACTACGACCTCAGCAAGCGCCAACTGGCTGGCCCCACCAGCAACTTTGCCGCAAGCACAGCTACCATAACCCTCCCCGAATTACCCCTGACCTCCCCCACGATCGGCGCGAATCCGGTACCCGACTAATGCCTAAATTTTTAGAGAATTCCATAACCGTCAAGGAGCTACTCGCATATGTGATCAGCGCAGTTACAATACTCGTCAGTATTTCCATCAGCTATGCCGAGTACACCAGAAAAGAAGCAGTTACGCAAGTAAAACTAGAAGGGATCATTGAAGCCCTCAAAGACAACACGGCTATTAACGCACGCCAGAACGATCAACTTGAGCGTTTAAACATCCTGTTGACGGAATTCAAGGTGCGCGTGGAGATTAAACGATGATCGTAAACGACGAAGCTAGGCAAGCGAGGGTAGCGCAGGCACGAAAGCGCGATGATACGCTCCAAGCCAACTTCAACAACGTCACCCGCGAGATCAAAGACGCGGGTTTAATTGACAAGACAAACACCTTGCTCCAGATGGGCAAGATGATGTTGACGCCGGACTTTGAGCAAAAGCTCTTCCCGCTCAACAAGGGGTTTGTCGCCGAGACTTTCCCGCATGACTCGTCCAAAAGGGCCCTCTATATAGTGGACCTCCGGGGCAAGTTCCACGTCATGTCATATGAGTCGGCATGGATGCCGGAGCGCTCTGTGATGACCCACAAGACCGTCCGGGTCCCAGATCCTAAGCTCAGCTCCATGAGTGGCCGCGACGTGCCCTCAAGCGACCCTGACGCGCTTAAACCCGGCTGGATGGACGTGCAGATACCCGGGCGGGAAGCTGTCCGAGGTTGGCGCACGGTACTAGCCCGGCTCATCCAAAACGACCTGATAACCCTCAGTGACAGCGATCGAGTTTTCGGCGGTGACAACACGCCTGAATGGCAGCAGAACACAGGAGCCGCCGGATACACCCGGCCCTGGTAACCAACGGAGATCATATGGAAATCAAGAAAAAGACCGACGAAAATCCACTAGCGGATCCAATGCTGCTGGCGACCCTGGCAGCCCAGGCCAGCACCGGTGGGGGCGCAATGTCGGACGACCTTCAAGCGCTGCTAAAGCTCGCGCTCAAAAAGGCCGCGAAGATTGACGCGCAAGAGGAAGAGACCGAACGGACCAACAAGGTAGCCCAGCTCAGTAACGCGCATGTCCTCGAAGGCGTGCGGAAACAAAGGCTGGAGGAGCAGGAGTTCTGCAACCATCGGAACGAGCATAATCAGTCCTTGCTGGTCGGCCAACGGACTCAGCATGGATTCGCCGTGCTTTTGTGCCAGAAGTGCCAGAAACTATTCACGTCTCCCCCGCAAAACCCCGAGGAACGCATCCCGCCCGGCCTAGAGCCACGGCCTAATTTCGTCGGCGGGCCTCATCAGTAACCAGCAAGGATAACCTATGGCGGCAACCAAAACACCCTACGAAGCGTTCGATATCGCGAAAAAGTTTGTCAAAAACATGCCTTTGGAGAGCGTCGGGCCCCAAATTCTCGACGAGATTAACAAAAGAATGTGGATGGCCGCCCCCTGGCGATGGACCCTTGGTGCGTTGCCGCCGATCACCCCACTTGTAAACGTCACGGACTACAACATTGCCCTCCCGAACAATTTTCTTTATATATATGATGCGATTCTGGCTAACGCCGGAAAGATTGTTCGCCATCTGGAGTGCATTGGGGAGATTAACCCAACCGTTAACCAGATCGGGCAGATTAGCAAAATTGCTCACGTTACTGCGGGGACATTCCGGGTATACCCGAAGCCGCCGCAAGTAGACAACCCCGCGTCAAGTATCCTATGCCGGTACAAGAAGGTCTCGCCCTTGGTGACTAACCAGTCCCAGAGCACCCCCGGGCTACTCGTCATGGATGACGACTGGTTTTGGGTTTACCAGCACGGTGTCATCTGGCTGTCCTACCTCTGGGGTGATGATTCCCGGGCCGGCTCGGCGACGGTGGACAAAAACGGCCAGACGCAGTATTCAGGGCAGAGGGCAGTCTTTGAAGATGGCCTCTGGCAGATGCGGAATCGCGAAAAACTAATCCCGCTCGATGACCGAAAAGCCATCGACGTCGAGGAGAACAATAAATAAATGGCTCTATCCCCCGCCACGCTTACTTACGCCGACGTCCTAAACGTCGCCCGGTCAACCATCCCGGCACTCAAAGAGGATGATTTCGCGGCGACCATTTGTAACATGGCGGTCAACCTTATTTGGTCCGATTTTGACTGGCGCGAGTCTATCGTACCTCTGCCGCCGTTCTACCTGACCCCACTACAGCAGGACTACGGCTCCCCCGCAGTAGTCATCCCGGCAGATTTTGGCGGCCTTCGGAAGGTCCACCTTACCGACTTACAGAGCAACCCTACCACGCAAACCGAACTACGGCCCTTGCGGTTTCTCGACCGGACAAGTCGAATCGGAATGCCAGAAGCTGTAGGGTATGTGCCCGAGCTGGCCGTTTTGCGAGTATTCCCTTTGGTCCCCGGCGGCATTCAGCCTCCCCGGTGGACTATCTCAGGCACTTACAAGAAAAACCCGCCGGTCATCAGCGCGGCAATTCTCAACTCTCCCATCCCGTTTCAGGATAAGTATTTTTTAACCATGCTCGATGCAGTGCGCTGGGCAGCCGCAGCCGTAGGTGGCAGCGGGGAGCTGGCGAATAGCCGTCGGGGTATTGTAGCTCAGTCAATAATGGCCCAGGCGGCGCAGGAAGGTGTGGATATGGGGGATACGACTATTCACCCATCAGCCCCCCTGGGTTTCACAGGCCGGGGTATGATGTGGTCCGCGAGGTACCCAGGTGGAGCCTCTTTCTAACAAGCTCATCCTCAAACTGCCCAAACTTCCGCCTCGTCCCTTACCGGACCCGGCATCCACAATACCGCCGGTTTATCACCCGGCCCCTTTTAAAGGTTTAGAATAGGAACATATGAGTACCAAAGCAATTCAACACGAAGACGAGAATGACAAGATCGAGGCCAAGCTGTCCGCTGACGCCGTGAAGGCCAAACTTCCTGACGGCAAATACGATATTTTTGGCTTGGTGTTTGACGTCAAAAGTGGTAAGTTCGAAGATCGAGTGTCCGGTAAGCCCGTCAGCGATTTCACTTTCGAAAGCGGCGAGACGACGCTGGGCGAGGCCATTTTTCCCGTTAATCCGACCCAGTTTGCCACGGAAGAGACCCGCGACGCCGTGCTGGCAATCGTGCTCCCAGAGCTGCTGAAGTCCGGTTCCGTGACCGATTACTCCAAGCATGACACCAAGCTGCACCAGCCGGCCTATCGGCCCATCGTCGAGCGCGGGATCGAGTTTTTCAAAGGCGAGAAAGCCGTACTCGTCAACGCTGGTTTGCTGGCGAACAGCATCATCCGCAGTGGGGAAGCGGTGACCATCGCCGGCCTGAAAGACACCCTCAACTTGGACTAATCCGCAAAGCAAAATAGGAGCCCTTCTATGGCAGACATCTCATTCAATCCCGACAACGACAATTTCGATTACAATCCTCCTGCTCCTGAAGGGGCTCCTACTGGCGGCGGCCCCCTGCCGCCCAGTCCATCCGGCGGCATTGGAGATTTCAGCAACTGGACCCCGGGGGGCTCCAACAAGCCTGATTCTGCTTATTACGACTTGTTCTCGGGCCCTTCGGGCTTTGCGCCCTTTGGCGCGGGCGCTCCGACAGCCCCCCGGACGAGAGATAACCCGAACAGCGGAGGCGGCGGTGGAACCGATCGAGCGCCAACGCCACCACGAGCGCCGGGCGCTGCACCTCCCCCTGCTGCCCCTCCGCTTGCCC